ACAAAACCTTGTGGCATCATTCCCATTGACTGAACTGCATTAATATCATTGTCAGAAGTACCAACTCTATTAGCTGTCTTAGTAAGACGCTCAGCTACAAACTGTAGGTCAGATGGTATAATTAGTTTCATACCACGAGCTGCAATTTTAAAGCCTCTCTCGTCTTGGAACTTACCAATAGCAATTAGTGATGCTTCCAATGATGTTTCGTTAAGGTCAGAAGCTGCAAGCTTATTAGACTGATCACCTGCGGCAACGGTAGGGTGATCTGTGTCGATCAAGAACTGTCCGTCTCCGAAAGTAGTCGTATCAAAAGCATTGTTTAAAATGTTCGCTGCTTTGATTTGTTTAGTCTGAGCCATAGATCTTGCTAGTGCTTTAGTGTAACGCTTAGCGATGCTGTCATACAGGTTATCCTCAACAGCTTCCTCAGTGATAGAGAAAGCGAGAGCAATTGTCTCGTGAGTATAACGTGCAGTGAAGTGCTCGTTCGCGTCATCGAAAGCCACAGCAGAACCCTCAGATTTTACTTGTGCTTCCCCGAAACCAGATAACATTACTTCTTCTTCAAAAGCTCTGTCACTTGTCTCAGTGTCGAAAATCTCCGCATGTTGATTTTCGTAGTTATTGTACTCAAGTCCGAATAATGCATTCAGACCTGGCTCTAGCTCTTTTGCTAGTTGTTGTCTTGATATAGCCATTTTTTATGTCCTCCTGCTATTAATTCAAATGCGCTGGTTCTGCAATGAACACTCTTAGTACATTGTGAACTCCAAACGAATTTCCTGGGGTTTTAGCGAGACCTAAGAACTTAACGCCAGTTAGAGTAGTACCTGAATCAGATACGTCAACTTCATCACCAGAAATACCAGTTGTAGTATTTCCTGAATGAGTTTCGTCGTGATCCATGTAAGTACCTACCATAGCTTGTGTTGCTGCGGTGTCGCCTTGAGCTTCGTACACTTGGTACGGATCGTCGTAAACGAAGCAATCTATATCTTTGTTTAGATCAACTCCGTCGTATTGGTTTTTAAACGTTGGTTTCCCTGTAGTTGGGTCGTCGTACTGAATCCCGTTGAAAACCATGAGACCTGCATCTGCAACAGCAGCATCTATGATACCACCACTTGCAAATTCTACTAGGTCACCTTGGAACATTGTTGAACTTTCGCCATCTAAAATTGTATATTGCGAAAGTGCACCGTTGTCTGGGTTTCCGCCAACTTTACCACTAGGTCTAAAACCAAAAGGGGCATCTACATTTGCCATATTTTGTTTCCTCCTTAAAGGGTTATTGTTAGCGGTGGATAGGAATTACTAAATAATTAGTTTTTCTTTGTACCACCAAAAGTTACACGAGTCTGTCGATCTTGATTGATCGGCATACTTGGGTGCTGTTCCTTCATAACATCGTTTTGTAAAGCCTCATTTCGATCAGTATTCATTTTTCTATAATACTCATCTCTAGACTTTGCGAGTTCCTCGGGCATCCTTGCCAGCACAAGGCCACCAACCCCGATCATCCCTGCGTATTTACCGTCAGCAATTTGAGGATAATCATATTCAGAATATTCGTCAGCTCTCACTAACTCCCATCCAGATTTGATTTGTGCTGCCATGTTTCCGGTATCTTGATACCCCATGACTTCAGCACGTATCCATCTATGCACGTAACCGTCTGGCGCAGGCGGTGCGTCTAGTGTTGATGGAGGAGTCCAAACTTTAGGTCTTTCTTCTTTGACTCTAGTTTGACTCACGCGGGAAGTTTTTGTTTTCTTAGTTTTTTCCATATGCTTATACCTCCTTCGCGGCTAATTGTTTCGCATACTCTTCGAGTGGCACACCTAATCTTTTAGAAATTGCTATCTGTGACGGTGTGAGTTTCACAGTTTTTCTGCGTCCCTTTTTGGCCGGACGTTTGGCACTTGCTACAGTTTGAGCAGGTTGCTCAACTGCGGTTTGCTCTACATTAGCAAATTTGTGTGGGAATTCAAGTCTTATTCTCTTATCAACCTCAGAATAATATTCATTTGATTGTGGATCAAAACCTTCATCCTCTACAAGTTGTCTGTGTATGTCAAATGCAGTGTAAGTCATTGCATTATCAGTACCAAACCAAGTGTTTTTAGCTGACCAATCTTGAGCTTTTGGGTCAATTTCTTGAGCAGCTTGATACAATTCTTGTGTTGTAGGCACCTGATTCATTGGTTGTTGTATAGTTTGTTCTTGAATCGATTGTGCTCTTTGCAACTGTTGATCTTGTAAATTTTTAATTTGACCAAGTCTGCTTTCTTCCATAGCCATTTGAGCTACAGCTTTTTGAGCCTCGACTTGTCTGTCAACATCTTGTGCTTCGGTTGCCGCTCTTAATTCTGCTTTTGCAGCAGCCATACCAGCAGTAACTTTTTGTTCTAATTCTTTTGCATAATTAGTTCCAAGTTTATCATACTGACCTTTCATTCGATCAGCTTGGGTTTTTAAGTTTTGAGCGTACTGTATCGCTTCTTCTTTTTGCCTTTCGGCCTCACGCATTTTACGTGTTAGTTTTGCGATTCTTTTTTGAACACTTTCAGAATATTCTCCAAGCTCATCTTTCGATTTGCCATCTTGAACAGCAGGCTGCTCAACAGATTCCTGAGATGCGTTTTGTTCGACTTCTTCAACTTCGATCTCCTCTTCTAGTGATTGCTCTGGTGCTGGTGCATCCAAATCAATCGTTGTTTCCTGTTCGTCTTCTTCGCCAGGTATTTCTACTTTGTCTTCTTGCATAGTTAATTCCTCCTATGAATTACATTGCGTGAATCAAATCTTTAGGATCATCTATGGTCCCAAGAATCTCATCATCGTTTAACATTTTTATCTCTCCACCTTCAATATCAATACGTGATCCTGCATATCGTGCAAATATCACCCAATCTTTTTCTTTGCACCAAGGACCTGTTGAAAATTTTTCTTCATCCTTGTAACAAAGCGGACCCATCTTCAATACGTATCCAACTTGGACCGCGGCTCTGGCTCTGTCTAATGTTTCTTGTGCAATAATTATTCCGCCTTTTGTTTCTTCTTTAACTTTAAAAGGCATGACTAACAAACGCCAACCTGTTGGGTTTGGTAATTTTTCTAAATTTGTTTTTGTGGGTGCTTCTTCAGCTTCTTGTTGTGAAATTTTTACTGCTTGTTCTTCAGCTTTATATTTATCTTCTAATGCGTGTGACTTTGTCATCGTCGTTATTTGGCTCCTTTGGTTCTAGCAGGTTAGAGAGTTCCTGATTTATTAAGTCGATCGCGTGGATCTTACCTATTATATATTTATATTCGTCCATACTGTCAACCCCGCCGTTTGCTAGTGTCTGTACGAGGGCGTCTAGTTGAGCTTGCATCGTCTTTTTTAGTTTGTACACTACGTTTACTGGATCTATAGCTTCTGACATTTATTTTCTCCTTATCTCCAAGGCCCTTCCAAAATTCGTCGAGAGCGTTCTTGGGTTTATCTTCATCCCCCATTTTTCCCCCTAATGTAAAATTAAGTCAATCTACTTTTTCTTGAAAATATCTACGCCCTTAAGTCCGTATATTGATGCGACCACGCCGACAAAAAGCGTCTGGTACCAGAAAGGGAGATTATTAAACTGTTCAAAGAACATGTGCAATTTCTCTTGTATCTGCGGATCGTCAGAAAATACTGACCATATCAATAAAATCACGGGCGCGCTCACGAGAATAAGAACAAATTCGTCCTTCCATCCTTTGTCGTTTGACTGTCTTACAGCTGCTTGATACTCGACTTCGCCGTTTGCCATTTTTTGTGCATGCAACATTGCAGCATCTGACTCGAGCATTTTGCGCTTCTGTCTATTACTCATTATGTGTGTGCCAGCGCCGACTGCTAATTTGACAATGTCAAGTATCATGTGATTATGTAATGATTGCTAGTATTAGAACTACAATTACTGCACCAACAATGATAGTGACCTTCTTATGGTCTGTCCAGTAGTGCATAATTTTTTCTTTTATTGACTCGATCATGCTCTTCTCCTCTTTTGTTTTACACCGGCTTCGTTAAGTGCGATAGCTACGGCTTGTTTCCTATTCTTTACTTTTTTATTACTTTGTCCAATGTTTAATTTACCTTTTTTAAACTCACGCATTACCTTACTGACTTTCTTTTGTTTTTTGTCAGTT